TTGTCATATCAATGTTTATTGATAGCGACAAGGTTCTTTTTTTATATTTGGGGCATATTTGGGGCATAAAGTTAGTAGTTTTCCATAATATCAGCTATGTTGGATTTCATTTTCTTTGTAATGTGGGTATAAATTTGTACAGTAGTTTTTGCATCAGCATGTCCAACACGATCCATGATTGCTTTTAGTGGTACGTTATTTTCAGCAAGACGACTGACTAAAGTATGACGGAAGATGTGGCTAGTGATATTTTTATTGATTGGTTGTTCAAGCCGCTCGTTTGCTTTTTTCAATGCTAAATTAAAAGAATTTATTTGGATAGGAACACCGTTCCTAGTTGTGAAGATGTAGCCCATATCCCTATACCGTGGGTTGGTATTCTTTTCTAGCTCATTTATGAATTCTAACTCTTGAATGATTTCCATTTCGCGTTGGGTCATAATGGTTTCACGATAGGACGCAAGGGTTTTTGGAGAGGTCTTTTCTCCATTTATGTAACCATTAGTGCGATCATAAGTTCCGTGCAACTGTAGAGTTTTGTTTTTAAAATCAATATTATCCGGCTCTATGCTAATAGCCTCACCAATACGGCATCCGTTAAGACTCATAAATTCTGATAGTAATCCCAGGCGGTGAGTGCTAGGTCTTCTAAATAATTCTTTTAACAATCGCTTGATTTCTTCTTCTTCAAGATATTTTTCTTCAATCTTTTTCCAATCATTAAGTGTTTTCTTGATTTTTGGCAGTTTAGCGCGTCTTGCAGGATTATCCTTGATGATATCTAGACTAACAGCATAATCAAAGATAAGATTAAGCATAGACTTGTTTCGCTCTTTTTTGTTTCTAGAGCAATCGAGATTATCCAGATAATTTTGGACATATCTAGGGTCGATATTAACTACAGGTATATTGATCCCAAATTCTGCTCTAATCTCTCGAATATTGCCTTTTAAAGTGACAATAGAGGAGCGTTTTATCTCTTGTTGGTAAAATCCCCACCATTGGTCAAGAAGGTCTGTAAATAGCATGTCAGAGGTTTGCAACTTTCTTACGATATCAGCTATCTTAGCATCTAATATTCTTTGAGCTTCTTTTCTAATTCGAGGAGTATCTTTTTCCATCAGTACTGATGTACGTTTCCATTTATTAGTATATGGATCTTTATATCTTTCTACAAAATTTACTTTTCCACTTTTGTGTTTTTCTGACCACATTGATTTTTGCCTCATTTCTTGATAAAATGGGTACAAAGAAAAGGGCTTTTTAATGCCTGTTCTTTGTACTACCGCCTCACGCTCTCCTCGACCAAAATTTGAGCGTGGGGCTTTTTTATTTAGAGTTCAAGTCCAATATTTTGAAGTTTTTTCAGATTTTCAGAAAAGTCCTCATGCGTTATCTCACGCTTATAGTATCTTTTGAGTTCATCTACTCTACTTTTTGGTAGGTCATATTTCTTCACCAATTTCTTAATCGCTTTTTCTAGAGTAAGACCTTCACTCCTAATTAATCTCTTAAGTTCGTTATACAAAACATAAATATCGGGTATAATCATACTTCAGTTTCCTTTCTACATATAAGCCACTTTTTGTGATTCAGACATTGCACATGATATTACATGACTTCCATCAACTCATAATACTCATCAATCACCATACATTCATCCGCTATGGTATTTAGACCGTGGCAGTGCATGAAGTGGACATAGTTAAAAGATTCTTTATCCTTTGACAAGCTATCTCTGAGTAGCTGTCTGATCATGTATCTGTCGGCTTGTAGCTCGTATTGCTCATGTCGTCTTTGGTATTGTTTTGAGTCATGGTCAACGTGACCGAGTTCGTGATAGATTACTTTACGTTTTGCGAGGTCTGACAGTGATTTATTTACAAATATTACCTTGATATCGTCTATATAGATGCCAGGACGTGGCCAGAGGTCGTTATCAAAGTAAGCAAGTGTGACTCCATATGAGTCAACGAGTTCTTCAATAGTCATAGACTATCTTCCTTTATTATTATTTTTTTCATTTCAGTTGCTAAAAAATCAACTGTGGAGTAAAATAACATTGAAAGGGAGTGATATTGATGAAGTTAAAAATATATGCACATTTAACTGTACTTTTTCAAATGACAGCATTTATTTTTTTGATTAACTATATTTTGTTTAATCATCTCATCACTTTTTCGATGTTACTACTTATTAGCTTTGTAATATCTGAAATTATTCTTCGTTTGTTTGTTCAGATTCGAGTAGTTCCTTCCGAAGAATCTTAGTAGCAGTTTCAGGTGTTTTTATATCCAATCGGGAAGTTGCCCCTTTAAATTCTGGAGATAATCCTTTATCAACTAATAATGCAATAGCCTCGGCGTTTAATTTATTCGCTTGGGCTTTTTTTATTGCTTCATCTCCATCACTGTTGAGCTGAGCTTTGAACTTGCCAATCTTTGAGTCTATCTCAAAAGTCGCACCGTTCCGTTTGATTAGACTTCGAAAAGCTGCTCCGCCAGCAAAGAGGATTGTAAAAGTTAAGACAGGAACCAATATTTCAGGGTTGCCAATTAACTCAATTGGTCCTGTTGATTGTACATTAGTACGAAGAACAACTTTTTCGTCTTGCAGGTTCTCGGTTTGTTTAATCGCGGTGACCATTTGTAAGATTGTGTGTAGGAAGGTAGAATATTCAAAGGCATCAATATTGCTTTCCTCTTGTACTCGAAAGGTCACACTCATATGATCGTGATCAATATATGCGTCATAAAGTCCACGATTGATAAACTTTTTATAGGCATTGGCATCGGTAATAGTGTGGCCAGAATAGACTAGTTTGTATAACTGAGGGTCTATATCACGATTTAATATTACACCAAGCCAGTGAACGTTTATACGTTTATTAAACGGACAAATATTACTAGCTGATTCGATATTATCCTCAGTTTCTGTATAGGGTCTGCTTGTAATTTCACCGACCAGAAAATTATTTGGCGATTCTGAAGGAACAATGACAATATCTCCAAGCTTGAGACTATATGCAAATTTCATCATTTGACTATAAGCTGAGCCAGGTTTTTTAACACTTTTATCGAACTCTTTTATTTTTCCCTTGACGGATTCTTCGTCAAGATTTTCTAAGTCTTCAAGTGTGATATGATTCCAACCGATAGCAATATAGCCACCATTTAGAAAACTCTTATAAAATAGTCCTTTTTGAGCTCGGACAAACCAGTAATCTTTTGTACTATTTACAGAAGGCAGTTGATTACGTATTGTTTTGAAGAGGTTATTGAAACTGTAGGTCTGTTCTTGTGAAATTGTCATTTTAATTTCTCCCTCTCAAATAAATTTCAATAATATTTTGTATTGCATCAATATCTGAATCAGTAAGTGGCTTGCCATCAAATGTTTTAGCCTTTTCTGCCATTTTTCTAAGATCGTCAGAAGTGTATTCTTGGTTATCTTTAGCTATATTGGGATTATCTGTTCTACCTAATAAGTAATCTGTAGAGACATTGAAGTAGTCTGCTATTTCAGCAATTCTTTCAGCGTTGGGTTTTTGAGTTTTCAACTTATAGAGTGTATTTCGGCTATATCCTAAGGTTTCCTCTAGTTGAATAAGTGTAATTCCACGCTGTTTGCACAATTCTTTGATTTTTTCAAACGTCGGAAACATTGATTTATCAACCTTTCTAAGGCATGACAAAAAATATTTCAACTTTTTGGGTGAAAAATGTTGACAATTCAACCAAATAGGTGTATCATATTTTTTGTAAGCAAGAGATAACTAAAAAAACAACTAAGCAAACAACTATAAAACAGTTTTGGCGAACGGGTTTTAGTTGATTTGTTAAGGTTCTTTAATATGCTTTAATTCTAACTTTTTAGGTGTGAGTTGTCAAGTGGTTATATACTAAAAAGTTGAAAATTTAGTTGTTTCTTGTTTACATTTTTGAGAAGGAGGTAAAAAGATGCCTGATATTGCAAATGGACGCAAGAAGATTTGTGATTTCTTAAAAGAAAACAATATCAAGAAATCTGCTTTGGCAGCCGCTTACGGTATGAGTCGACAGGAAGTTACAAATATTTTAAGTGGCTCGACTCGTGGTCTAAAAGCTAATCAATTTATTTTGCGAGTTATCGAAGATTATAAAATTGATTAAATCGCAGGAAGAGTTTGAAGAAAGGGATAATGTATGAACGAAATTTTTAATTTTCACGGACAAGAAGTCCGCACAGTAACAGTTGACAATGAACCTTGGTTTGTTGCAAATGATGTAGCAAATGTACTCGGTTATTCTAATCAGCGAGATGCTCTAAGTAAGCATGTTGATGGCGAGGATAAAATCACTCTAACGTCGCAAAACGCGACATTAGAAAATATCCCTAATCGTGGGTTATCCGCAATCAACGAAAGTGGTCTTTACTCGCTTATCTTATCTAGCAAGTTACCGCAAGCAAAAGATTTTAAACGTTGGGTTACGTCAGAAGTCTTACCGACAATTCGTAAACATGGCATGTATGCAGTAGATGATTTACTTGATAATCCTGATATAGCTATTGCAACATTCCAACGTTTAAAAGAAGAACGTCAGCTACGTTTACAGGCACAAGAAGAAGTAGCTCAAAAGAATCAAATTATTCAGGAATTACAACCAAAAGCAACTTATTATGATTTGATTTTACAAAGTGAATCCTTAGTGGCTATCTCTGTCATTGCAAAAGATTATGGAATGAGTGCTAAAAAGCTTAACAGTCTTCTTCATGAATTGAGGGTTCAATATAAGCAAGGCAATACTTGGCTACTATATCAGAAGTATGCTAGCAAGGGTTACACACAATCCAAGACGCATCCGATTGATGCAGAACGCAGTAAGATGCACACTTACTGGACACAAAAAGGACGCCTGTTCATCTATGACTTGCTAAAAAACAAAAAGGGGATTTTGCCATTGATTGAGCAGGAAGAAGTGGCGTAATAAAAAAAGCACCTAACGAAGTCAGGCGCTCAACAAAAATAACTAACTAGATTATAACACAGAAAAGAGAGTTTAACATGCCAAAAGCAGAATTAGTCTACAGACCAGCTAAGCAGTCGGAAAAAGCCGACTATGGCGATTATGTGCATCTTTGCCAAATCTGGGAGGGATTAACCGTCGGAACGGCAAAGGTTTGGGCAGCAGAAATGAGAAATCATCCAGATTTTAAACAATTTATCAATAATCCAACGCATAGAATTGTATTCATCAATTACGAGGGATTTAAGTTGTTTGTTACTTGGAAGTCTAGAAATAGATATAAACCTAAAAAGGAAACGCTGGCAGAAATGTTGGAAAATATTAAAAAGGAAAGACAGTTAGGAGTATAACATAATGAAGAAATTATTTAAAAAATTATTTGTAAAGAAAAATCAGGTTATAGAAACACGTCAAAAATGGACAATCGAAACACATGGCTGGGAAGCTAATGCACGACGTTACGACAATATGATTGAACGTAATAATAGAGGGCGTACATGTTAAAAGAAGTATTACTAGAAAATGAACTGTTGCGTGATGAAAATAGACGACTAACTAATGAAATGGCAGATTATTATTTTACGAACGTAGCAAAAGCAAATTTATTGGATATTATCGTCAATGAAGGTTACATCTTAGATAGCACACTGGAAAAATGTATTGCTAAGTTAGATAACGTTGATAGACAAACACTAGAAAAAAATTGGAGTGATGATAATGATTGAAGTTGAAAGACAACCAAAAAATACGTACTCACGAATTAGATGTTCAAATAATATTTATGATGAAATCGCCAATATTGCAAATGAATGTGATTTAACACTAAAAGAAGTAACTGATGCACTACTAAACTATGGTCTTGCTAACGCTCAAATTATTAGTTCTGAAAAAGTAGTTACCGAAAGTAAATTAGTAATAGGAGATTTTGACAATGACAATCACAATTAATAAGTTAGAAATCGAAAACGTAAAGCGCATTAAAGCTGTAAAAGTTGAACCATCATCCAAAGGATTAACCATCATCGGTGGCAATAACAATCAGGGTAAAACTAGCGTTCTGGATAGTATTGCTTGGGCATTAGGTGGTAATAAGTTTAAACCTAGTCAAGCAGCACGAGAGGGAACTATGGTACCACCTACGCTTAAAATTACCATGTCAAATGGTTTGATTGTTGAGCGTAAAGGCAAGAATTCTAGTTTGAAAGTTATTGATCCTAACGGTCAAAAAGGCGGTCAACAATTGCTTGATAGCTTTGTAGAAGAGTTAGCTATTAACTTACCAAAATTTATAGATGGAACTCCAAAAGAAAAAGCAGATGTCTTACTTGAAATCATTGGAGTTGGTGATCAGTTGGCGGAATTAGAACTCAAAGAAAAAGAACTCTATAATCAACGTCATACTATTGGTGTTATTGCTGACCAAAAAGAAAAATTTGCTAAGGAGCAACCATACTATAATGATGCCCCAAAAGAATTAATTAGTATCGCTGATTTAATCCAGCAACAACAAGAAGTGTTAGCGAAAAATGGGGAAAACGCTAGAAAACGTCAGAATCTATCCGTTATTCAACAAAATCATCAATTTAAACAGTCAGAGGTTGAACATTTAAAACAACAATTAGCCACAGCAGAGAAACAATTACAAGAGTTATCTAGTGACTTGGAAATTGCACAAAGAGACACAATGTCATTAATAGATGAATCAACTGCAGAAATAGAAGAAAACATTTCTAATATTGAAGAAGTCAACCGCAAAGTCAGAGCTAATCTGGATAAAGATAAAGCTGAAGAAGATGCTAAACAGCAGCGTGAACAATATAACATATTGACTAATGATATTGAGTCAATTCGTCAACAAAAACGAGACTTATTGATTAATGCAGATCTGCCGCTTGAAGGCTTGTCAGTAGATGAGGGTAAATTACTATACCAAGGCCAAGAGTGGGATAACATGTCAGGCAGCCAACAACTAATAGTAGCAACTGCTATTGTACGTAAACTAAAACCAGATTGTGGCTTTGTTTTGATTGATAAACTCGAACAGATGGACAACATCACACTTGAACAATTTGGTAAATGGCTAGAGCAGGAAGGTTTGCAAGCTATTGCAACCCGTGTATCAATTGGTGAAGAGTGTGCCATCATTATAGAAGATGGATACTCAGTGGAAAATAAAGCCCATAGCTTTAAAACAGCAGAGGGTGGCAGTTTTGCTGAAACAGTAGCACCGACTTGGCAAGGTGGATTTTAGAAAGAGAGGTAAATATGCAAATTACAAGAGGTAAACGGGCAAGGGCACAACGTGTCATCATTTATGGACCAGAAGGAATCGGTAAATCTAGTTTTGCAGCGCAATTTCCAGAGCCGTTGTTTATAGACACAGAGGGTTCAACTGACAACATGGACGTGGCACGCATGGACAAGCCTACAAGCTACACTATGCTAAAAAATCAAATTGCATGGATTAAAGCGAATCCAACATGTTGCAAGACACTCGTTATTGACACTATTGACTGGGCAGAAAGTCTAATTGTAGATGATGTGTGTGTGCAGCATGGCAAAAAGGGTATCGAAGACTTTGGTTGGGGTAATGGGTATACTTACACAAAAGAAGAAGTTGGACGTTTCCTAAATATGTTGCAGGAATTGATAGAGTTAGGTATCAATGTCGTCCTTACTGCTCATGCCCAAATGCGTAAATTTGAGCAACCTGATGAAATGGGAGCTTATGATCGCTGGGAACTCAAGCTAGGTAAAAAGACAAGCTCACAGACTGCACCATTAGTTAAAGAATGGGCTGACATGGTTCTGTTCGCTAATTATAAAACTGTAGTGATGACATCTGATAACAACAAGAAGAAGGCAACTGGCGGTGCCCGTGTCTTATATACACAACATCATCCAGCATGGGATGCAAAAAACCGTCATGGATTACAAGAAGAAATGCCACTTGATTACGCTGGTATCGCACATATATTCGCACAAGCACCAAGTCAACCAGTAGCAGAAACAGCGCCAGTACAGCAACCTACGCCTGCTCAATCCGTAAACGAACCCGCACATGAGCATCGAACAACGTCTCAACCGCAACAAGTTCCAGAGAATGAAACAGGTCAACAAGTTGTGTATCCATCATCATTGCCACAGGCATTAACAGACCTGATGATGGCCGAACAAGTTACACCAGATGAGTTAGTAGCAGTAGCAAATATTAGAGGACACTTCCCTCCATTGACTCCTATTGAAAACTTTCCACCAGATTACTGGAACATGATTGTAGCAAATTGGGGAGCCACATTGGAAGTTATTAAAACACAAGTTCGATCAATGGAACCACCCTTTACAGTGGAGGGCACTTAGGTTCTGGGAATTAGAGATTATAGCGAGGTATAACAAAACATGGATAAAACAATCAAACTAGACTTATCTGCTCTAGGCGCAGGCAGCCTACAAGAAAAAGTGGATAAGGAACTTGAAAAAGTTTTTGACAATATCCTAGACCCAAATACTGATATTAAAACAAAACGAAAACTGACCATCACTCTTACCATGGTCCCAGATGACACACGAGAAGTCATTGGTACATCAATGGAAGTTAAGTCATCCTTGGCGCCACAAAAAGGTGTAGCAACCACTGTGCTTGTCGGTCAAAAAGATGGCAAAGTGTATGCTAACGAACTTAAAAGTAAAATCCCTGGTCAAACATATTTTGACGAAGAAGCAACATTACGAACAGATATCGGGCAGCCGATTGATGACCTTGAAAGAGGCATTAATGAAGATATTATTGATTTTAACAAACAAAAGAAAGTAGGTAACTAATATGTCAGAAAACATTAAAGAAGCTTTGGAATATGCAGTAAATATAGCTAACCAAATACCTGAGACTATATTGGGTAATGATGGCAAAGAGTATTATGATCGCAACAAATATTCTTTGGTCGAACTCAAAACTGAGTGTTATCCAAAAACCTTAAATTTAAACACGCTTGACAGTTTAATTGATTATCTTAAATCAGATATGAACAATATTAATTCCAAGCGTCTTATGGTCATTGTAGAAGGTCCTCGTGAAGTTACTGTTTGCGAAGAAGATGACGATGAGCTTAATCGAAATGTGTTAGTAACTGTGGAAGCAATTATTCCAAATGTTCAATTTGGCCGCTATGATTCACCCTCTGATTTTAATATTAGTCTGCAATCATTATTCGTTAATGCTGACGATCGTAACACAGTTATTGAATTTGCTAGTGCATTAAAAATCGAAAACGGCTCAGAAATTGTTGATGATGGCATTGGTCAAACTGCAACAATTAAACAAGGTGTGGCAAGCCTTGCAAAAGCTAAAGCGCCAAACCCAGTTACATTACGCCCATACCGCACATTTTCTGAAGTAGAACAACCTTCAAGCCAATTTATTTTTCGCATTAATCAATTTGCTAATATGGCTTTGTTTGAAGCAGATGGTGGAAAGTGGCGCTTAGATGCTATCAATAATATTGCTGATTATTTAAAAGCAGCGCTTATTGATCAAACTAACATTACAATTTTAGCTTAATAAAAAATAGGAGAAATAAAAAATGACTGAATATAATAATAACTTTGAACGTGAGTTTGGATGGGATGACACAATCCAAGAAGATGCAAAAGAATTTATTAAATTACAACCTGGTGACTATGTCTTCACAGTAACTGACTTTGAACGTGCACGCCACACACCAAATCCACAAAAACCAGGGAAATTGCCAGCATGTAATAAAGCAGTAATTTCTCTTGAAATTGAAACTGATGAAGGTGTTACTAGTTTGAAGCATAATCTATTTTTACATAGCTCTACCGAAGGAATGTTATCAGCATTCTTTGGGGCAATTGGTCAGAAAAAACACGGTGAGCCATTAAAAATGAATTGGAACACAGTAGTTGGTGCGACGGGTGTATGTAGTGTTAAGAATAGAACATATAACGACAATGTTTATAATGAAGTGAAATCGATGATTTATGCTGATAGCGTTGACTGGACTAAAGTATTGAATGCAAATACTCAACCACAAGCGCCACAACCAACATATCAACAACCAGCTCAGCAAACAACTAATTTTGCACCTCAACAACAACCAGCACCTCAGTCATATCAACAAGGTCAAATGCAAGCACCTCAACAACAACAAGGTGGATGGGGAGGATTCTAATGGGAAAAGCTAAAGATTACACTGGTCAACGATTTGGTAGGCTTGTAGTGATTGAGCGTTTACCTCAGGATCCATATACAAAAGCAAAATATAAATGTCAATGTGATTGCGGTAAGTTAACGATTGTTAATAGTAGTAATCTAGCAACTGGTCATAGTACCAGTTGCGGATGCATTGTTACTAAACATGGTTTTGCTAGAAAAGAGCGTCTTTATAATATTTGGGTTGGAATGAGACAACGCTGCAGAGATAAAAATTCCAATGATTATATTAAATACGATGGCCGTGGAATAACTATATGTGACGAATGGGAAGAATATATTCAATTCAAACAATGGGCATCATCTAATTGTAGATGGGCTAATTCAACCGAACAAGCAAATAATCAAAGAAATAACCATTTAATCACATTTAAAGGTAAGACTCAGACAATAAAACAATGGTCAAGTGAACTTGATATTTCTAATATTACTTTACTTACAAGATTAAATCGTGGTTGGAGTATTACAAAAGCTTTAACGACACCTACACAAAAAGGAGTGTGATTTACATCAAACTTAGAGAATATCAAGAAGAGGCAAGGTCAGCAGTGCAACAAGAGTGGGAACAAGGCAAGAAGAAAACCCTTCTTGTCCTTCCTACGGGTTGTGGTAAGACCATTGTCTTCTCAAAGATTATTGAAGATAGAGTTAAACTAGGCGAACGTGTTTTAGTATTGGCCCATCGGTCTGAATTATTGGAACAAGCAAGTGATAAGCTAATGACAGCTACTGGATTAGGGACAGCATTAGAAAAAGCAGAGAATACTTCTTTAGGGTCATGGTTCAGGGTTGTAGTTGGATCAGTTCAAACGATGCAGAGAGAGAAGCGTTTGAGTAAATTTCCAACAGATTACTTCGACACAATTGTTGTTGATGAAGCGCATCATGCTATTTCAGACGGTTACCAAAGAGTTCTACAACACTTTAATAGTAGCAATGTTTTGGGAGTTACAGCAACACCAGATCGAGGAGATAAGCAGAATCTTGGGAAGATTTTCGACAGTTTAGCTTATGAGTATTCTTTAGTAGATGCTATAAAGTCTGGTTATTTATCAAAAATTACAGCAGTTACTATTCCTTTGACTTTGGACCTATCTACAGTGAGTCAGCAAGCTGGAGATTTTAAAGCAAGTGAGATTGGGACGGCGCTTGACCCGTACCTAGAACAAATTGCCGATGAAATGGTTAAGCAATGTTCTAATCGCAAAACAGTTGTATTTTTACCACTTGTTAAAACTTCCCAAAAATTCCGTGATATTCTAAACCAAAAAGGATTCAAAGCAGCAGAGGTCAATGGAGAATCGAAAGACCGTGCTGAAGTCCTAGAAGACTTTGATAATGATAAATATAATGTACTATGCAATTCAATGCTTTTAACTGAAGGATGGGATTGCCCGACAGTCGATTGCGTAGTTGTACTGAGACCCACAAAAGTAAGAGCTCTTTATAGTCAAATGGTCGGTCGTGGCACACGATTAGCACCGGGGAAAGAAAATCTACTGTTATTAGATTTTTTATGGCATACCGAACGCCATGAGCTTTGTCGTCCTGCTCATCTAATTGCAAAAACACCAGAAGTTGCACAAAAAATGGTCGAGAACATGACCGATGAAACTGAAGTAGCTTTTGAATTGTTAGAAGCTGAAGAAGTAGCCAGCAAAGATGTTGTTGCAGAGCGAGAAGAAGCACTCGCTAAGCAGTTAGTAGAAATGCGTAAACGTAAACGTGCATTAGTTGATCCGTTGCAATTTGAAATGTCTATCAACGCTGAAGACTTAGTGGACTATGTACCGGAATTTGGTTGGGAGATGGCGCCAGCTTCTGAAAAACAACTTAAAACACTTGAGAAATTTGGCATATTTACTGACGAAATTGGGAATGCTGGTAAGGCTGCCAAATTATTAGATAGACTGGATAAACGTCGTCAATCAGGTCTAACAACTCCAAAACAAATACGAATGCTTGAGCGATACGGTTTCAAAAATGTAGGTATGTGGAAATTTGAAGTAGCATCAAACATGATTAATCGTATTGCTGCTAGCGGATGGCGCCTACCAAAAGGCATCAATGCTCGAGAATATCAACCAGAATAGGAGAAAAAATGGAAAATATTAATGAACAGATTGAAAAGTTTATTTCAAATTTTGCTGATGAAGCAATCGAAAAATCCGAAACATATTCGGAGGCAATTTTATATGTCGATAAACACTCAAGTCTCACCGAGTTTGGGCAAGTAGTAAAAAAAGCTATTCAAGAAAAAATCAGAGATATTGCCTTGAATAGCAGAATTATTAAATAGCTTCAATTTTTATAACAGCATTTGAAGCGTAATAAATTTGTGGGTTTTCTAAGTCAAAGAAAAATTGCGAGTTAGCAATTAATTCTAAGAAGCTAGGAATTAATCCATCATGAACATGGTTCCATAATGAATATATTTTTGATAAGGACATAGCATCATTTGATTTCACTACACTTTGAAAACTCTGTTCTTCGTGAAATATAACAATAGAACCATCTGAAAAAGTAATTTTTATTTCAGGCATATAGTTGACCTCCTTTCTTTAGGTTAATTATATCAAATGCAGAAAGGATAACATGTGCAGAAAGGATAACATGGCAGAGAATGATTTTAATTTGCTACCGTTGCTGGATTATATCAATCCTGCCACGGTAGACTATCAAACATGGGTTCAAGTAGGAATGGCCCTAAAGCATGAAGGTTATACAGCAATGGATTGGGATGTTTGGTCACAATCTGATAGTAGATATAAAAAAGGTGAGTGTTTTGCAAAATGGGATAGTTTCCAAGGCAATGGCTTTGGGACTATCACAGGGGCAACAATCACACAGCTAGCTAAAGATAATGGATGGACATCATCAGAGTATCGTAACAGCGATGATGCTCATGAACTCAGCTGGGACGATACAATCGATCGTGATTATAAGATTGTCGATAAAAATTGGATTGAATCGAAAGAGATTCAAGAGCCAAGAAACTGGAATCCAGTTCAAGATTTAATTACTTACATAGATACCTTATTTGAATCAACTGACAAAGTTGGTTATGTAACAGAGACCTATCCAATTACCCTTGATACGGGAGAGATTGTTTATAAACCAACAAAAGGAGCGTATGACAGGACTGCTGGTCAACTGATTGAATCACTCCAAAAAAATCCTACTGACTTAGGAGCAGTATTTGGAGACTTCAAAGAAGAGGCTGGTGCATGGATTCGTTTTAATCCACTAGATGGAAATGGTGTCAAGAATGACAATGTAACAGACTTTAGATATGCCTTGGTTGAATCCGACAGCATGGAACTTGGTAAACAGTATGCTTTGTTTAAAGAACTAGAATTGCCAATAGCAACCTTAGTCCATAGCGGTAAAAAATCATTACACGCTATTGTCAAAGTAGATGCTCGTGATTATCAGGAGTACCGCAAACGGGTTGATTATATCTATCAAATTTGTAAAAAGAATGGACTTGATATTGACACACAGAACCGCAACCCTAGTCGATTATCACGCATGCCTGGTGTGACTCGGAATGGGCACAAGCAATTCTTGATTGATACTAATGTGGGTAAAACCAACTACGAAGAATGGTATCAATGGATTGAAGATTTAAATGACGATTTGCCTGACCCAGAGACGCTAGCTGACGAATGGGATAATATGCCAGAATTGGCACCGGAACTCATCAAAGGAGTTTTGCGTCAAGGCCACAAGATGTTGATTGCTGGACCATCAAAAGCTGGTAAGTCGTTTGCATTAATTGAGCTATCCATCGCGCTGGCTGAAGGTAAAGAATGGTTAGGCTGGCAGTGTGAACAAGGTAAGGTCTTGTATGTCAATCTGGAACTGGATAGACCGTCAGCTTTGCATCGCTTCCGTGATGTATACGAAGCTATGAGCTTGCCACCAGCAAACATCAAGAATATTGATATTTGGAACCTACGTGGCAAGACAGTCCCCATGGACAAGTTAGCGCCTAAGCTTATCCGTCGTAGCCTAAAGAAAAATTACCAAGCGGTCATCATTGACCCTATCTATAAGGTGCTGACTGGTGATGAAAATAGTGCGGACCAAATGGCTCACTTTACCAATCAGTTTGACAAAGTAGCTACTGAGTTAGGTTGTAGTGTGATTTACTGCCACCATCACTCAAAGGGGAGCCAAGGCGGTAAAAAATCTATGGACCGTGCAAGTGGTTCAGGAGTGTTTGCCCGTGACCCTGATGCACTGATTGACCTAGTAGAGCTAGAATTGACTGAGGAACTCATCAAGTCACGCTCAGAAAAAGCAGCCGCTAAGATTTACCAACAAGCCTTGCAAGAAAAAGCGCTAGCCTACTATCAACAGGAAGTAACGCTAGATGATTTGGAAAGTCGTTATCAGATGCAGCAACATTTTGACAAGGCTATCAAGGACATCATGATTAAACAGCCCTATCTGGAAGCGGTCAAGAAAGCCCAGTATGAGGTGGAGATTTCCACTGCCTGGCGAGTTGAAGGGACTTTACGCGAGTTTGCTAAATTCCAACCAGTTAACATGTGGTTTAGCTATCCAGTGCATGATGTAGACACAACGGGTGTCTTGGCTGATATATCACTAGAAGATAATGTGCCGACTTGGAAGAAGAATTTTGAGAAGAAGAGTCCAAGAGAGTCCAGGGAAAAGAAATCTCAAAAAGTAGAGACTGCAATTAATTCATTGAATGATGGAATAGAGCCAGTCACAATCGATAACTTAATCGAATATTTTTCTACTGAAGATAAGCCAGTTTCTGAAAAAACTATTCGTAGATGGATAAAAGAAAACGGTAAATTTGAAGTTAAAAATAAACAAATTTTACCAATAGAAGAACCTAAAACCAATAAAAGTTTGTGAATATTTCACAGAGGGACAGGGACAGGGACAGACAAAATCGAGGGTCAAATTCGAAAGTGTCCCTCGAAAATGTCCCTGAAAAATAGGGACAAACTCGAAAATGTCCGTGTCCCTATTACATGATTTTCAGGGACAAAAATAGGGACAAACTCGAAAATTTCTCGAAAATGTCCTTGACTTTTGAGGGACAAAATTGAGGGACAGAATATTCTCTTTCTCCGAAAGAAGAATATTTAGGAAATGTCCCAATTGGTCAATGGGTACATGAACAGGAACAAGGGGGCTATGCATCCGCCCCTTGTAACCCTGTAACCATGTCCCTTGACATTGACTATGCGCGAAAATAAAAAAAGATGGGAAGTGACAAAAATGAAAGAATACAAAAAAAGAATGATTGTTGAATATCAAGAATTAAAAAGCCGTGCAGAAAAATTATCAGTATTAATTAATAAATTTTATATTGATAGTCTAGATTTTAAATTACAATGTCCTATTGAATTATTAGTAGCACAATGGCATGCAATGGGAGCTTATCTAAAAATTTTAGAACAACGTGCAGCAATTGAAAAAATAAACTTGGATAATGTTGATCATGACAATTGAATTTTTTATCCCAATGAAAAAAATACCAACCACAACACATCAGCAAAAAAAGGTCCGTGTGGTAAATGGGAAACCACAATTCTATGAACCGGATTCACTAAAGGAAGCTAGGGCAATGTTTATGGATAAGTTTGCTCAACATGTCCCTAAAGAAAAATTAAATGGTCCAATAAGACTAACAACCAAGTGGTTATTTCCAAAAATCAAAAAATCATTAAACGGACAATATAAAGATACTAAACCCGACACAGATAATTTGAACAAGTTACCTAAAGATTGCATGACTGAATTGGGATTTTGGAATGATGATGCGCAGGTTGCTTCGGAAATTATTGAGAAGTTCTGGGCTGATACAGTAGGAATATATGTGAAGGTGGAAGAGTTATGAAAATTGATTATATTGATTTTTTTGAACGAGTGGTTCCTGGCTGGATGAGAGAAAGTAACAAAAAAATGCAGGAGCTTGGTTTTGGAACTGAACAATATTGGGTATGGGTTAATATGTCAATCGTTGATATTTGCGAGAGTTATGGCAACGATGATTTGGTGAATGGCCAATTTCACATGATTTGGGAGTGGCTAGAAAGGAAAACAAAATGACAGATGAATTAGTACATAAACCAAAGCATTATAATCATGGGGAAATTGATTTGATTGAGTCGTGGTATAAGACATACCCATGGGACCAGTTTGTCGCAATCATGGAAAGTCACATTGATAAATACATTAAACGACATAGATACAAAGGCAATGCGACTCAGGATTTAGAAAAAGCACTCGAATATACAAAACGTCTCATTGAATATTGGTTACTAGAAAGTGTGGAAGAATGAACGAACAAAACAACAAATTACACAAACAGTCAATTGTGATTGTTGTATTAACTGTAGCAGTCAGCGTGTTGTTAACAACAAATATTGCATTGTACAACTACTACCAACCACAAATCACAGGTTTACAACAGCAACTAATACGCACGCAGTACCGTTTGAAAGAGTCGTCAGAGCAAAATCAGAGACAGACTAAGCGGATTGCGGAGTTGACAGGAAATGGGGGATAAAGAATGCCTGAATTAATTAACACTGAAGATCTTCAATTGCCATTGGAGACGTTAGAGTCTAATTTAGATTTCTTGAAGGGATATTATAATGAAAATCGATTTGAAGATATGGACAATGCAAAATTATTGATTGACAAATACGAGAAAGCAATTGCGATTTTAAGCGAGGTAACAAATGAACATTGAAGAAGCGAAGCGAAAATTACATAACATGGCATATAGAGATTTACAAACTAAGCCGTACGATTTGAAGTTTGCTGATGTTATTCAGATTCTTAATCAAATTAAACTCGACAAACCAAAACTAGAAGTGCCACAAATGATAGCTGATGTTATTGAAAGCTTTGATGATGATGTAGATTATTTACATCAACACATGAGTCGACAATCTGATGAAGTTAGAGAGTGGCTAACTCACAATGAACGTGAGTTTTATGAAGCTTGGCTAGCTTATCCAAATGCTGCGAAATCAGTTACTTATTTATCCAAAAACTCGGATGGTAAAGCAGAAGTGGCTAATAAAGAAATTGAGAAAGTAACAAATTTGGTAAATTACTATGACAAAAAACAGACTTGATAAGTTTTCTACAACTTATAGAAAAGAGATCATCTGGCTGCGCTGGTATTTTATGAGGGATAAAAACAATCCTAGTTTGACGATATTAGAAAAGAAAATAAGTGATTGTATATTGTACAGAGATTATCGAACTTATAATAAATTTAGTGCAATCAGTAAAATTATTAGTGAAATGATTGATAAAACAGATAATAGGATGGTTACTGCACTGAAAGAGGTATATGTTTATAGGAATATATCTGTAATTGGTGCAGCGCAATCTATCCTGTATTTGAGTCAGACACAAGCATATGTGCACATCAGGGGATGGTTTGAAGAATTTGAGAACTGTCTCTTCGATAAAGTGTTTTTGGAGGAAATATAACAAGCTCAAAATGAGCGAAAACTACTTGTAAGGGTTAAGAGGATATGGGAAAATAGAGTAAATAGAGCAGTGGTCTAAAAAGGATGACACATCATTAATTTGGTGAGATGATGGTGCAAATCCGTCCGGCTATTTTGCCACCAATTAAGGTGGCTTTTTATTTTGTCTTTTTAAAGAAGCGTAATTTCACCCCTAAAATCAAATATAAAATGAAACCATAAGTAAAAACTTGTGTTTTTTTTGTGTTTGAAAGGAGGTCAGGGTTGCCAAGAGATGGAACAAAAAATTTAAAGCCAATGAACCAGAGAACAAAAGATGAACAGAGAGAAATTGCTGTTAAAGGCGGTAAAGCATCAGGTAAAGCTAGACGCAAGAAAGCTGACCTCAAAAAGGCATTTGAAACATTGATGACATTGGATATCACAGACAAGAATATCAAAAAGCAGCTTGAAGATATGGGCATGGATGGCAGTAATCAATCACTGTTAGCATTCGCCACATTTCAGCAAGCAGTTAAGGGCAATCAGAAAGCAACTGAGAACATTATCAAGCTTACAAATACTAAAGATAGATATGACATCCAAGAGCAAAGAGAGCGTATCAAATCACTCAAATTGGATAATAAAGAGCGTGAGGAAGTCAACAAGATTGATAGTGAGTCAATAACTCTTGTTGATAGCTGGGAGGCTGACAATGAAGATAATTAATATCCAAAAGAATATTAATCCTCACTTTAAAAGCGTTTGGTTATCTAAAAAGCCTAACAACATCCTGAGAGGTGGTCGGAACTCTTTCAAATCGTCTGTTATCACTCTAAAACTAATTTACATGATGATTAAGTACATCATTAGAGGTGAGAGAGCTAACATAGTTGTCATACGTAAGGTTGCTAATACTTTGAGGGATAGTGTTTACAATCAAATCCAATGGGGTTTGCGATTATTTTGTATCATTGGAATGTTCAAAATGACAGTTAGTCCATTTAAAATAACTAACATTAAAACAGGCTCAACCTTTTATTTTTATGGACTTGATGACTTTCAAAAACTAAAATCAAATAACATTGGTGATCTAATTGCAGTTTGGTATGAGGAGGCTGCTGAGTTTTCAAGTTATGAAGAATTTGACCAAACTAATATCACATTTATGCGCCAAAAGCATCCAAATGCTGACTTTGTTCAATTCTTTTGGTCATATAATCCACCTCGTAATCCATATAACTGGATTAATGAATGGTTTGAGGAATGTAAGCAACATGATGATTATCTATGTCATTCAAGCACTTATCTTGATGATGAGTTGGGATTTGTAACTCCTCAGATGCTAGCAGATATTGAGCGCATTAAAGAGAATGATTATGACTATTACAGATATGTCTATCTTGGTGAGGCAGTCGGATTAGGTAACAATGTATATAACATGAGTACCTTTCACGCGCTTAATGCATTGCCATCTGATGATAAGCTTATTGGCATATCATATGCACTGGATGGTGGGCATCAGCAATCAGCAACTGCGGTCTGTGCATTTGGTATAACTGCCAAGGGTAAAGCAATACTATTAGACACATGGTACTATTCACCTGCTGGACAAGTGGTCAAAAAAGCACCAAGTCAGTTAACTCAAGAGATTAATGCATTTATGCAGGGTATCACAGATAAGTACAAGGTGCAGACATTACAATACACAATAGATAGTGCAGAGGGTGCTTTGCGAAATCAATTTTATTTGGACTTTGCTATTAGGTGGCATCCAGTGGCCAAGCTTAGGAAAGTAACCATGATTGATAATGCACAGTCATTACTTGCTCAAGGTAGGTTTTACTATCTTGATACAGAAAATAATAAAGTATTTATTTCAGAGCATCGAATGTACAGGTGGGATGAAAAGACAATACACTCAGACAATCCAAACGTTATCAAAGAAGATGATCATACATGTGATGTCTTCCAATACTTTGTGTTAGATAATGCAAGACTGTTAGGTCTTAGGGTTGGAAATAGTTAGGAGGACATAAGATGAGCCTTATTGATAAAGTTAAGAGCTTTTTTACTCGAGGGAGGTATAACATGGAAACATCACACTTAAACACAATCTTGGAACATCCAAAGGTTGCAATTACAAGTGAGGAATATAGCAGAATTGAAAACAATCTAAAATACTATCAAAGTAATTTTGATGATGTTATTTATTTTAATTCTGATGGTGATAGACAAAAGAGAAAGTTTAACCACTTGCCAATTGCAAGGACAAGCGCCAAGAAAATTGCTAGTCTTGTTTATAATGAGCAGGCAGAGATTACAAGTGATAATGAGCAGGCAGATGAGTTTATCAATGACATGCTTAAAAATGATCGTTTCAACAAAAACTTTGAGCGATACCTAGAAAGTGGTCTTGCACTAGGTGGATTAGCAATGCGCCCATATTTAGATGGTGATAAAATCAGAGTGGCTTTTGTACAGGCACCAGTATTTTTGCCATTGCAGTCAAACACTCAAGATATTTCAAGTGCTGTTATTCTCACTCAGACAATTAAGTCAGAGGGTAAGAAAAATGTTTATTACACGCTTGTTGAATTTCACGAGTGGGTAACAGTCAATGACGAAGAAGTCGGCTCAACTATTGACCGCAAGATCTATCGCATCACTAATGAGCTATACAAATCAACAGTTAGTGGTCAGTTAGGCGACAGGGTGCAACTCACAGAGTTATATCCTGATTTAGAGCCGGTGATTAGATTAAAAGACTTGTCACGGCCACTGTTTACCTATTTCAAAACACCAGGGATGAACAACAAAGATATCAACAGTCCGCTTGGGCTATCTATCTTTGATAACGCAAAGACAACTATTGACTTTATTAATCGTTCATATGATGAGTTCATGTGGGAGGTTAGAATGGGGCAAAGGCGCGTGATTGTTCCTGAGCAATTGACACAAGTAAAATACCAAACAGAGGATGGAACAATCAAGTTTAAGCGCAGGTTCGATGTTGAGCAAAATGTCTATACTCAAATTGCATCAGGTAATATGGACAATGGTGGCATTGTTGACTTAACAACACCAATCAGATCATCAGATTATATTGCTGCTATTTCAGAGGGACTCAAGCTATTTGAAATGCAGATAGGTGTATCATCAGGCATGTTCACATTTGATGGCCAATCAGTTAAGACTGCAACTGAAATTGTCTCAGAGAACTCAGATACATATCAGATGCGCAATAGTATAGTGTCTCTTGTCGAGCAAACAATCAAAGAACTTTGTGTCTCAATTTGTGAGCTTGGTGCCTTTTATGAATTATATAATGGTGAAATACCTGACCTTGACGACATTTCTGTAAACCTTGATGATGGTGTATTTACTGACCGACATGCTGAATTAGACTACTGGATGAAGATGGTTGCAGCAGGATTTGCGACAACCAAGAAAGCAATTGCCAAAGTTCAGAATATTACTGATGATGAGGCGGAGAAAGAACTTGCTGAAATTAATGGCGAGTTACCACCTGAGAATGATGCTGAGTTAGCATTATATGGACAACAAAATAATCAGAAAGGAAAAGAAATAAAAGATGAAAAAGTACAGAAAGAAAGCGATTGATTATTGATCAGAAAATAGCTGAAACATTATTAAATCAGCTATTTTTTCGCTTGATTTTCGCTTGAAGAATTTACTCGGAAAATAAATGAGGTTGATTAATGACTGAAAGAAAAAATAAAAAGCCGACATTAAACGATCAGCATTTTTCAGATGAGATGAAAAAGGTATCTGATATCTATGCGCAGATGCAGATTGAGTTATTTGATAACATGATACGAAGATTAAAAATCAGAGGTGAACAGGACTTGGTTGATAATCCGTGGGTTTGGCAATTAGAAAAGCTTAATGATATGCATATGCTTAATGAGGAGAACCTTGACATCATTGCTAAACGCACAGGCATAGCTAAGCAAGTGCTAAGAGATGTCATAGAGAATGAGGGATTAAAAGTCTTTGAGGACACTCATGAGCAACTTAAAGAGGATTTAGCTAATGCTAACCGACCATATCAATCAAATGATGAGATGATTAGGAACATCGTAACTGAGAGTCTAGGTGCTTATGTTAACCAGGCATGGGATGAACTCAATCTTATTAACTCAACACTTCCAAAAAGCATTCAAAAAGTCTATAAAGCAATTATTGAGCAATCTGTTGCTGAGGTGGTCTCAGGGAACAAGACAGCTGATAGAGCATTGCATGATACTATTATCAAATGGCAGGATAAGAACTTTACAGGATTTACTGATGCAGGCGGCAGGGAGTGGAGAGCTGATAGTTATGCTAGGGTAATCATTAAATCCATAACTTATCGAGTGTTTAATGAGATGAGGACAAGAGCTGCTGAGGACATCGGAATTGATACTTATTATTACTCAATGAAATCTACTGCTAGAGCAATGTGTGCCCCATTACAACACAGGATAGTCACAAAGAGCTTAGCCAGATATGAGAATGGCATTCATATCTTATCACTTTTAGATTACGGATATGGTACTGCTGGTGGATGTCTTGGTGCTCATTGTGGCCATTACCTAACACCTTTTATTGTCGGGGTTAATGATTTACCTGAATTACCTGACTACCTCAAAGATTTAACACCTGAGCAAGCTGAGGAGAATGCAAGAATTGAGGCTAAGCAAAGAGCTATTGAGCGCAATATTAGACGTCATAAAGAGAGACTGCATTATGCAACAACTATGAATGATGCTGATTTAATCCAATTAGAGCGTTTGAATGTAAGAAAATATCAACAGAAAGCTAAGGCGCTTGTTGATAACTATGATTTTCTGCACAGAGATTACCAGAGAGAAAAGATATACACATAGTCACCTATATGGTGGCTTTTTCATTGCTCAAAACCGTAAAAATACCCTTATGTTTACAAGTATTCTAGGAATGTAAATTAAATCATAACTGAGGGTGGGTGTTGACCACCTAAAAAAGAACTAGGAGGTATGACATGTCATTTACAACTAAGGAACTACTCGAACTTGGATTGACAGAGGAACAAGCAAAACAAGTCTTTGCTCTCCGTGGAGCAGAAATCAAAGACTCACAATCAGCTTTGGACACTATCACAGCAGAACGAGACAGCCTTAAATCACAGTTGGAACATAATCAAGCAGAAATGAAGAAATTACAAGATGATGTTGAATTAAGTAAAGAGTCAAAAGATGCATTTGCTAAATTACAACAAGAATTCGATGATTACAAAAAATCTGCTGATGAAACGTTACAACAAACAATTAAAACAGATGCTATTAAGCTTGCAATTAAAGACACAGATGCACTTGATACTGATTTGATGATGAAATTGATTGATGTTAACGCTGTTGAATTGGATGACAATGGCAAACCTCAGTTAGAGACTATTATCAATGATTTGCAAGAGAGCAAACCATTTTTATTTGCACAAGCTCAAGAACCATCTGAACAAGGTAATAGCAAACCAACTATTTTCAATAATGGAAATCCAGCAGCTAATCCTGCCAAGACTGAGGTTGATCCATTTCAAGCAATAGTTGATAGCTATCAATAATAGGAAAGGAGATTAGTATAAATGGCAACTAATCAAGACCAAGCGGCACGCATTTATGTGCCACAATATCGCGATATCCTTAGCACAGTATTTAATGCCAAGGCAGCATTCCGAGGTGCACTCGCACCATTGCAAACACTGGATGGCATCCAAAACAATGCTAAAGCATTTTCTGTTAAAACCAATGCAACACCTGTAGTAATTGGTGATGACTACCTGACAGGAGCAAATGATGGTGGATTTGGTAATGCATCAGGTAAGAAATCACGTTTTGGTGATTTAACGGAAGTTATCTATCAAGATACAGATGTCAATTATGACTATGAATTAACAATTCACGAAGGTATTGACCGCTACACAGTAAACAATGATCTAAATGCAGCACTTGTTGATCGCTTTAACTTACAGTCTATTGCTCAAACTCGCAAAGTAAATGTTCGCACTGGTAAGTTTTTATCGACGAGTGCAGGGAAAACTGAAACTCTTGCTGATTTTTCTGAGGCAAATGTTAAGGCTTTATTTAACAAGATCGATACTTATTACACTGACTTAGAAGTAGATGCACAAGTTACTTGCTATCTTAAATCAGAGCTTTACAACGCAATTGTTGATATGGCATCTAATACATCTGCCAAAGGTTCAAGTGTATCTTTAGACACAAATGGATTGCTTAAATATAAAGATTTCATTCTTGAAAAAACAGCATCTAAATACTTCCAAACAGGCGATATTGCAATTTTCTCACCTAATGGAATTGTTATTCCGTTTATTGGTATCTCTACTGCACGCACAATTGAAACAGAGGATTTTGACGGTGTTAAATTGCAAGCTGCTGCCAAAGGTGGAACATATGCACTTGATGATAACAAAAAAGCTATTGTCAAAGTTACTTCAACAGAAATGTAAGAGGTGAAAAATGCGTTATAAATCTTTAAAAAATATTCATTTCAAGAAATTGGGTAAAGAAGTTCTTGAAAATGGAATTATTGAATTGGATAAAGATTTTGCGGATAAAGTGAATAAAGAACTAAAGTTAACATTCATGGATGTCCCTAAAGTCCTTATCCCTGTTGATAATGACGTAGAAACTGAGGTTGAGACTGAAACTGAAGAAAAACCGAAACGTAAATCTCGTAAGTCTAAAGCAGAAACAGCAGATAAATCTGCTGACTAATAGGGTGTGTGACACCCTTAATTTTAACAATGGAGGGACACATGACTTATTTAACTGCTGCTGAATTTAAAGCACTTGGTTTTGAACAGGTTAATGACTTTGATGCGCTTGAGAAAAGAGCAGAAATAGCTATTGATTTGTATACTCAGGGATTTTATTCATACATCAATTTTGAGACTGAAATTGAGCATCGAAAAGATGCGGTTAAGTTAGCAACTGCATACCAAGTAGCTTACTTAGATGCTAGTGGAGTGATGACTGCTGATGATAAGCAAGCTATGGCAAGTTTATCTATCGGCAGAACCTCCATTAGTTATAAGAACTCACAGAATTCAAATGCTGGTCAACGATTTAACCTTTGTTTAGATGCTGAAAACTTGCTTAACTCTGCCGGATTTAGCTTAACTGCGAGGGTTGACTATGATAGATAAGAGATTATTGACAGATAGCATCACAGTATCAAAAATAGGCACTGTGAATGACTTTGGGGACATCACTTATCTTGAGTCAATTGCTTTGTCAGATGTCAGATTTGACAGAAATATTGGCATAGTCGGAACTAATAATCAAAAGCAGAGACAAAAGCCAAGTGTCGTTTTTATCTATCCACAATTCACAAAAGTGATTGTTGATGATAGCTGGATTGATGCCAAGTTAAGTGATGGAGACAGAGATTATATTGTGAAAGGATATCAACCTAATTACCTAAATGGAAAGCTATTTAGCTATGAAATAGAGGTGGTTTAATGTCAAACGGAATTTGGACAACTGTCCATGTTGATTTGTCAGGTGCAACTAAGAAAGTGTCACCTGCCTCAGTAACAAGAGGGCGAATTGCCATGGCTAGTCAAATGATGTTGGATATGGATCAATATATTCCGATGAGGGCGATGAGGGGTGGGGCATTAAGAGCCTCAGCATCTATGTCACCATCAGGTGATGCTATCCATTACAACACAGTCTATGCTAGAGCTCATTATTATGGCACCAATGGAATTGTAACGTTTAAGCGATATACAACTCCTGGTACAGGTAAGAACTGGCTCAGACGAGCAAGGTCAGCTCATATTGACAATTGGAAACAGAAAGCACTGAAAGAAATGGGGTTTTAAATGCAAAATAACAAAAACTTTCAAAAGATGCTATTAGATCATATCAATGCAATTCCTGATTTAGGATTGCATGCACGGTTGGACTATTTCAAAGATGATGTCGATGATTTAGTGCTTAACTCAATACCTGGTGGGACTATCGACAAAGAATACTTTGACGGGACTAGGGAAATATCATTGCCATTTGAGATTGCGGTAAAAAGCAAATCTAATCAAACGGCAAGTGACATTATATGGCTCATCAATGGTGATTTATCAGAGTTTGACCTTGAGTTGCCAAGCACTGACCAATCATACAACTTTATGTCTTTGGAAGTAGGTAAACCAGGGATTAATGGACAAGATGAACAAAAGTTCTTTGTCTATACTTTGCAGCTTAAAGCAAAGATTGAAATAGGAGGAAATTAATAATGGCACGTTTAAAAAATGCAAAACGAGTGCATGAAATTGGAGCATTTGATCCATCGCAACCTGATAAAGAGCCAACAGAGTGGTTGAAACTAGCGAAATACATCGAAACTATTGATGATGAAACCGCTGAAGACACTGATGACACTGGTTACTATGATGGTGATGGAACACCTGAGGAAACAGTATTGTCTGTCACAGGTGGTTACTCATTTGAGGGTATCTATGATGCTGAGGATAAGGCTCAGGCACTTATTGCAGGTATGAAATATAAATCAGGTGATGCACGTCGTGTTTGGCATCGTGTAACGTCATCTGATGGCAAAAAACGTCATACACAAGTTGCTAATGCGTCAGGTATTAAAGCTGGTGCAGGAGATGCTACAGAGTATGAACAATTTGCTTGTACTCTTAAATGGATCAAGGAGCCTAAAGAAACGGCTGTCTCAGAACTTTAAGAAACATCTTAATAATTACTAGGAGAAACAAATGTCAAATATGATTAATTTAAATTTAGATAACAATATTATCCCAGTCAATTTTGGGGCATTCACTCTGGATTATAGAGCGAGTGATACAAAAGAAGCTGAGATGGTAAATAAAGCTAAGGAGCTTAAAGAAAAAGCTAATAAGTTAGATGCTCTTGAAAAGCAAGTTGAAAAGGATGAGTCAAAAGAGTTTGAATTGCGATCAGGTATCAAAGAAATCTTAGATGATGTATTCAACACTATGTTTGATAATGCAGATGCACCTAAAAAAATCTATGCTGCCTGTGGTGAAAACACTTGGACTTATCTAAATGCATTTTTACAGGTTGGGGATAACCTCGTAGAAATTAAAGAGAAAAAAGCAAATGACGAAACTTTCCAGAAGTATCTTGCTAAATAACCATGTTTGATATCTCTAAGGAAATTGATGACAAGCTGATACTTAACGAAAAAGAGTATCAGCTTTTTCTTTCTTTTGACAATGTTTTAAAGGTTTTTGATATGTGGTCAGATGATATTGATGCACTTATTAAACCTCAAATTGCTTTATGTATGTTAACTCAAACAGATGATTTTAAATCAATGGGGGCAGAAGAAGCAATGGATCTATATGAGCAAATTTTTGAGGATCACATCAAAATTGTAAAACCGTCTGATCAAGTTGATAGATATGACATCGAGGGAAATATCTTACCTAAAAAACCTAAAAAAACAGATGATGAAGAAGAAAGTCCAGTTTTATCAATCAAATATGATGGTGAGTTTATATTTTCGTCATTTATGCAAGCTTACAAGATTGATTTGATAGAAGAACAGGGCAAACTGCATTGGAAGAAATTTAATGCATTGTTATCAGGCTTACCAGATGGAACAAAAATGATTGAAGTTATCAAAATTAGATCATGGAAACCAACAAAAGGTGAGTCTCAGAAAGAGAAAAGCAAAATGAGGGAACTACAGGAAGAATATGCACTACCTCAAAACTAGATAGAGAGGAGGTGGATTATGGCAGATGGTAAATTAACCATCCAAGTTGATTTAGACGGATCAAGAGCTCAACAAGGAGTTGGTAGGCTAAAAGGACTTTTACAATCACTTGGCAGTGCTTCATCGTCAAGTTTTGGATCAGGCAGAAGATCAGCTTTGGGTTTTGGTGCAGCAATGGGAGTTGCAACCGCACTAGTCCAAAAAGGGATTGGATTAGTAAATTCATCCATTGGTGGGGCTGTTAGTCGTGTTGACACCATGAACAAATTCCCAAAAATGATGGAGTCATGGGGATACTCTACTAAGCAATCTAAGTCTGCAATTGATGCATTAGCAAAAGGGATTGATGGACTACCTACTGCATTGGATGAAGTTGTTGGGACAACTCAACAATTGACTCTTATGAATGGTGATTTAAGTAAATCAACAAAACTTGCACTTGCATTAAACGATGCTTTTTTAGCATCAGGATCATCAGCAGGTGACGCATCTCGTGGATTGACTCAATTTACTCAAATGATGTCAAGTGGCAAAGTAGATATGCAATCTTGGAAAAGCCTGATGGAGACGATGCCAGTTGGTTTACAAAAAACTGCTGAGGCATTTGGTTTTGCAGGTGCATCAGCTAAACAAGATTTATATAAGGCATTACAAGATGGGACTATCACATTTGATCAATTTTCGGACAAACTTATTGAGCTTGATGGTGGACTAAATGGATTTGCTGAGTTGGCACGTAAAAACTCTGATGGTATTAGAACTAGCTTCAAAAATGTTAGCACTGCAGTGACTAAAGGCTTAGCAAACATGATCATGGAATTTGATAAAGCTGCTAAAGCAAAAGGTCTGGGTGGTATTGCTGATAATATCAACAAGCTAAAAGGTGTTGTAAATTCAGTATTCACTGGAATGACACCTTATATTAGTGGTTTTGTAAACATTGTTGCTGATGGAGTTGATAAAGTTAAGCAGTTTTATTCTATTTTTGAGGGTACAGGAGCAGTATCAGCTATTCAATCAGCATTTAGTGCAGTTGGAAATGCTATTGACCATGTATTCACTTCGTTAATTGTTAACAAAGGCACAATTACTGATTTTGCAACAACTATTGGTAATGCTTTTGTTCAAATCGCTGGAAAAATTGAAGATGTCGCAAATTGGATATCTAAATTAGAACCATCAACCATAAAACAAGTTGCCAGCGCTGTCCTTGGAGCAGTTGCAGCATTTAAAGGCTTGAAAACAGGTGCAAGTATTATCCGATCAATTAGTACAGCATTAGGAGCTCTGTCTGCTCATCCACTTGTTGCATTAGGTATTGCTATTGGAGCTTTGGTTGGATGGTTCATTCATGTATATACAACAAGTGAAACATTTAGAAATAAAGTTGATGCAGTAGTATCTGTAATTGGTAAAGCAGCAAAAGCAGTTGGAAATTTCTTAAAAGGTGTTGATCCTGCTTTCATGATGACTGCAGGTGCTGGAATAATCGGATTACTTGGGAAATTCAAAGCATTTAATTTCTTGAGTAAATTTAATCCATTTAAGTTATTCCGAAAAAATGCAAAAGATGCAACTGATGGAGTTGGCAAAGATGCAGGTCAATCAAAGGGGATAATTGAACAGATTTTCTCAGGACTTGGAACTGTCATTGAAAAAGCTGGAACTGGTATTAGCACTGCTGCACAAGGTATTGGTAAAGGTATTCAATCAGCGTTGTCAGGTGTACCAGCTATCCTTACAGCTTTAGGAACAGCGGTATCGACTGCTGCAACAGGCATTGGTACAGGGTTAGCTACAGCTTTTCAAGGTTTAGGAGCTGCAATTGCTACTGTTCCACCATCAACATGGCTTGCCCTTGGTGCAGCTATTATCATGGTAGGTATTGCGTTTGCAATAGCAGGATCTCAAGCTGAGGGGATAAGTCAAATTATCCAAACAGTAGGAACTGTCATTGTGCAAGTATTGCAACAGATAACAGTTAGTTTAGCTACCCTGATACCTATTGTTGCTGATGTGCTTGGTCAACTTATTCCAATTATCGCAAATGCGATATCAACTATTGTTACAGCAGTATCAGGTGGTATATCTACAATAATTACAGCAGTATCAGGTGGTATTGCAACATTAATTATTTCTGTGGCAACAGGTTGGTCAATGGTTATTGCTGCAATTTCAGGTGGTATATCTCAAGTTGTTGGTGCATTTAGTGGATTAATCAGTGCAATAGCTGGACTGGTTAGTTCATTTGGTAATGCGTTTAAAGCAATGGGTCAAGGTGTACAAGCTACACTTGATGGAGTAAGTGGAATAATCAGAGCGTTTGGTTCTGCAATTTCAAGTGTCTTTGACGGGGCATCTCAGGTTATCACATCGTTTGGAAATGCGGTTAAAGGTGTTTTAGATGGCATCTCAGGTATTATCATGTCGGTTGGTAATGCGGCTCGTAATGCTGGTGAGGGATTTAAAGCACTTGCCCAAGGTGTTGTAATGATCACTAATACAAGGTTAGGTGACATGGCTGCATCACTTGGCGCGGTTGCAGTAGGTGTTGGGAAAATAGCATCTAGTGGTGCTGGTCTTTCAACTGTTGGTTCGGCAATGAGTCAAGTTGCATCAGGATTGAGCTTGATGTCAAGCAGTGCATCAGGTGCGGTTGCTGGAATGACAAGCATATCAACAACAATTTTGACGCTTAAAACAAGTCTAGCAAGCTTACCAGCAACATTAACTAGTGCAGCTAGTGGATTTGCATCATTTAGTGCTCAGGCAGTTGCAGGGGTGGCTGGATTATCAGCAGTTAATGCACCAATTGCAATGCTTAAATCTCAAGTAATGACAATTACACCAGCATTAATGTCAGCAACTGCTGGATTTGCTATGTTTGGTGCAAGAGTTGCCATGATTGGTGGGCAATTAAATATGGTTGCATCACTATTTGCAAGAGTTGGCTCAATGGCTGCAATGTCATCAGCTCAAATCACTCAGATTTCAACTGCTTGTCAAAATGTTGCTAGTGCATTTACATCAATGCAGGGTCGTGTGCAATCAGCTATGCAGGCTATTTTAAGCACTGTTCGCTCAGTTGGTTCACAAATGCAATCTCAAGGTACACAAATTGGTCGCAATACTGCAAATAATATCGCAAATGGTATTAGAGGTGGAATTGGTTCAGCAATGGGCGCTATGCATTCATTGATGTCAGCAGTTCGGTCAGCCGGGATGTCAGGTGTTGGTGCTATGCGTGGAATTGGTGCAATGATTGGCCAAGGTCTAGCAGCCGGGATGATGTCAGCATTAGGTGCAGTAACCGCAGCAGCAAATGCTCTTGTTGCCCAAGCAGAACGTGCAGCAAGAGCTAAAGCTATGATCCACTCACCATCTAGGTTGTTTAGAGATAATGTTGGTCGCTGGATTCCTAGAGGTATGGCAGTTGGTATTGAAAAAAATACTAAGTATGTTGATAAATCGCTTGATGATATGTATGCAAGAGTAGAAGCTTTTAATTACAAAGCTGAGGATGTCATTGGATTTGGTAATACTAAATTTACCAAGGTTGTCAAAATCAAAACTGATCTTGAACAAGCTGTTAAAACAAAAGTTGAGATTACTAAACATAAATCAGATGAACTGATGAGCAAGGCACTTGATGTTGCTAAGAAAGCAACAGAACAACCTGTGCATATTGATGTAAGTGGTGAAACAATTGCTACTGCATCAAAAAAAGAGACTTATAAAGTCCAAAAAGAAATGAAAGAGAATATAGATAGAATTGAGGGGCTATTTGATGAGTGAGTTAACAGTTAAATTTAACAGCATTGATTTGTCGAAACTGTTTAGGGTTATTGATATTGATAGAGCTGACCAGAATGAGATTGTTCTCACTGTAAAAATGAGGACATCAGATAGTCGCAGTATGCAACAAAACAAGCGAGAACTTCGCAAAATTTTGATGACAGATAGCTATTGTGAGCTCATCTTTAGTGATGAGCCTGAGCTATTCTATTATGCAAAAGTTGTTAGTCCATTTGATGAGTCTAATGGGATTTCTTGGTTTCAAGAGGTTACGATTAAATTTAAAACACTTGATGGCTATGCTTATAGCACAAGTTATGAGTATATACCAGATGACAAGATAACATCTGCTAACAATGTCATAACAATTGATTTTGATAATCAAGGTACTGCCACAGCTCTACCTATTATTGAGATGTTAAATACTGCAGAGAATGGATTTGTAGGGATTGCAAGAAATAATAGTAGTCTTGAAATTGGAAATGTTGAAGAGGTTGATACAGAACCGGTTCAGAAATCTGAAATAATGCATAACTTTCAGCAGTGGAAAACAAAAGAAATGTTAGAGGCAGGTGTACAAGGTGCAGGTGTTGCAAATGATAAATCACAATCACTGACGGGCGAAATTGGACTTATCAAAAGACCTATTGGTGGAGGCGGACTCGTAGATTGGTTATTTTTAACAAATCCTGGAGATACAAAAGGTCAGGTATTAAGCGGGCAATCACTAACATTAAGTGCAAAAGCTGACTCAAATGGTGAGGTAGGAACACTTTATGATTTCATTTATTGGAGGCAATTATTTCATACGTCAGCATTAACTCAGCAGTCAGCAATTAAGGTCTGTGTGTCAGATGCATCAGGAAATTTTTTATATGGATGCGAAACCATAAAAAGATCCAACTCAAATATGGCAGAATTTAATTGTATGATAGGCAATCCAAATAACCCTTTAGGTTATGATTTTGTTAAACGCTCAACTTTTCAGGCAAATCATATCTTGAGCCAAAATCCTTTTATGAATACAAATGGTAATATGTCGATGTCTAGAAATAATGATGTCATTACATTTTTTGACAGAGGTTATCACAAAAGGCAGTCTGATTATTTAAAAGGGAAAAAGAGTGCAAAAGTACATATTTTCTTACTTAAATATGCTGGTAAAAATCAGGTTGCTGACATGTGTGTTGGAAATTTCTACTGGCAAAAGCATCATGTTCCTGGTATCTATGACATTCCTAATAGATATCCCATTTATACTCAAACTATCTTTAACAACGAAATAGGCAAAGTTACAGTCAATGGGATGCCTGAGCAAACTGTATTAGGTTCAGAATATATTAAATTGCCACCAGGTAAATCAACAATAAAGATGCATTTTTCTAGCTTTATAGCATCATTGCCGTCAGTAAAAGTCAAGTATAGAAAGAGGTTTGGGTAGTGCAGATTACATTTTATGACAAAAATATGTTTGAAACTGCGGTTGCAGACAATGCATTGTTAAATGCTATTAAAATAAAAAAAGCATCCCTAACCTCATTATTTGAGGAGGCAACTCACCAAGTTGAATTTGAATTTTCAAAAGAATTTGGTGAGTGGTGGAGCATTAAAGAAAATGGTTATCTAGCTTTTAAATTTAGAGGAAGATTTTTTAGGTTTTCGATTGTTAAGTTCAAAGAGAACGCTAAAAATAAGACAATTGAAATCGTTGGTGACTATTTTAACTTGGAGATGTTAAATGAAAATTGCTCTACTTATGAGAAACAACCAGCTAGAACAATTGTGCAACACTTTACCGCAATGGAGATTTTGCCTTATGCCAATTTTGAAATTGGAGTAAATGAACTGGCAAGTAATACAAGAACTTTGACATATACAGGTGATGAGGTCAAATATAAAAGGCTCATATCGATCATTAATAACTTTGGTGGCGAATGTGAGTTTGAAATTAGGCAGAAAGCAAATGGTCAATTTGACAAGCTTGTGCTCAATATTTATAGAGCAAATGATGGTATTAATTACCAAGGTGTTGGACGAAATAGACGAGATTTTGAAATAACTATTGACAATTCAAATGATGTTAGCCGAACAGTTGACTCAACAGCAATCAAGACATCAATAGAGCCTATTGGAAGGGATGGTTTAAGAATTGGTAATAGAGGTACAATTTGGAAGAATAGTGAAGGGCAAGTTGAATTTTATCAAAAAAATAATAGAATTTATGCCCCACTGGCTGCCGAAGAAATGCCAAGGGTTTTAGAGTCTGATAAGTTTTTACTTTGGAAATTACAAGTTGATACTGATACTATACCAAAACTAGAAGCCGAAGGGCTAAAATGGCTCAGAAATGTTTGTTATGCAAAAGAAATCATTGAAGTCTCAGGCTCATTTGATGTAGAAGTTGGCGACACAGTCATACTTAATCACAAAGGTATAGGAAGATACGGCATATTGGGTTCACTTAGAGTTATGAAAGTTACTTGGGATTTACTAACAGAAACAAGCGAAGTAACATTTGCTAACTTTAAACGTTTAGCATCTAAGATTTCTGCTCAGGGTCTAGCTTTGCAAAATAGCATCGAAAGTCCAGCGAGCTATGATATTACATTTAACACAACAGCTGGAACTGTGTTTAAAAATAATACAGGCTCATCAAATGTATCGTTTAATTTCAGCAAAAATGGAGCACAGACGGCCGTTTTAGGTCAAAGATGGTATAAAGGAACCCAACTGTTATCAAATGGCTTAGAAGTGATGATAAAGCCTGATATGCTTACTGATGGAAAACTCAATTTGAGGCTTGAGGTTGATGTCACAGATACTATTACATTTAGCAAAGAGTTAACTTTTATCAATGTAAATGATGGTGTTAATGGCTCTGACGGTCGTGGTATCACATCGACAGAAGATTATTACATGGTTTCAGCTAACAAGATGGATATCACATCTGCAACATCTGGATGGATTAAAGATATACCTCAAATTGCAACTCCTGCAAATAAATATCATTGGCACTATCATGTTGATGTTTATACAGATGGAACAAGAAAAGAAACAGTACCAGCAATTATTGGTATTTATGGTTCAAAGGGTTCTGATGGTGCTACATCATGGACAGCGTGGGCCAATTCGAAAGATGGAAAAGTTGACTTTAGTATTACTGAAGCTAAAAATAGAAGATTTATCGGTACTTATACTGGATTAACGCAATCAACAAATTATCTTGACTACAAGTGGATTGATATGTCTGCTAATGTTGTCATTGGTACTCAAAATTTACTTGATGGTACAAAATCATTTTCTGGAAGTTGGTTTACCGAAGGTACAATATTTGAGACTACAAAAATCAGCGAATATCCATTTGAATTTAAGAAATGGAAGTCTGGAAATAAGGTTAGTCACACTATCGAGTTTGATGTTAAAGCTGGTGTAACATACACTTTTACAGCTGCTATAGCAAGAGAAAATGCTGGAAGATTGTACTTCTATTTGTATGACTTGTTTGCAAACCATATCACAAGTAACACACCTCGTGAGACGATAATTGAAAATGTCACTACAGATATCCAGATGTTTAAAGTTACATTTGTACCGCTCAGAGACGGTAAAATAAAACCACGCTTTGCCATGCTTGCCAGTGATGCAGGTTGGTTTATGACTGGTGGATATATGCTTGTCAAAGGTAATAAATCTGGAGATTGGCAAGAGTCCGAAGTTGATAGAATAAACAATCTCGACACAAAAGCTGATCAAGAATTAACCCAAGCACAAATTCTAGCTCTTGAAGAAAGAACTGCTATAGCAAGAGAAAATGCAATTGCTGAGGCTATGCAGAATACACTCAGTGAAGTTGAAACTAAGTGGAAGCTTTGGTATGACTTAAATACGATAGACGAAAAGCAAAAAGTTGCAAACGACATCGCTCAATTGTTTGATCGTACAACTGAGTTTAAACAACTATTAGGTGAGGCAAGTGCAAGATTTAGCTTTATCAACAATGAAACGTTGATTGGTGAAGAGGGCGTTGCTATCGGTGACAAAGGCGGAAAAGCAAAGTTATTTCTATCAAATGACAGCATTTCATTTGTGACAAATGGTGTTGCTCAGATGACATTGACAGGTGATACCTTAACAATAAAAAATGGACTGTTTACAGAGCGTATACAAATTGGAAATTTTGTTGAAGAAGTCTATGACAGAAATCCATTATTTAATGTTATCAGAGCAATTAGAAATAGTTAGGAGGTGAGACATGGGAACTGCTACATATAGTAGGTCGTGGGGGAATAACCTGACACTTGAAATATTGTCTGCTTGGAATAAGCCAAATATCGCAAGTAATACAAGCACAGTCAATGTACAAGTTTTTTTAAAAATGTCTAGTTATGGCTATATTTCAATAGGTGAAACTAGACCTTTAAAAATAACAGTTGATGGTAGAGCTGAGACCATCAATGTTAATCCATCGATAAATTACGGACAGAGAAAACTATTATTTGCTAAAGATTACATTGTTAATCATAATTCAGATGGAAATAAACCACTATTCAATATTTCAGCATATTATCCAATAAACTTTAGCAATTATGGTGAAGCGACTGCAAATCAGTCTATCTCGCTACCTAAAATTAATAGACTTAGTGTATCAAGTGCTATTAGTGGTGTGCTAGGTAATGCAGTAACTATCACAATCAATAGATATTCAACGTCATTTACTCACAATTTGAAATATGATTTTAAGGGTAGTACAGGTACTATCGCAACTGGCGTTGGTACTAGCTATTTGTGGACTATACCGCCAACGTTTGCTAATTTACTGCCTAATGAATTAACTGGTACAGGTAATCTGATTGTTGAGACGATGGATGGATCAGCAAAGATTGGTGAGACAAAATATACTTTATCAATAACAATACCTAATACAGCTACTTATAAGCCAAAATTGTCAAGTATCACTCTATCTGATACAAATACTTTAACTAGTAGCATTGTTAGTGGAAACAATTTTGTTAGGATTATAAGTAAAGTTAAAGTTGATTTTGGCTCAGCTATTGGAAACAACGGTTCAACAATAACAAGTTATAATGCTGAAATTGTCGGGAAAAGTAACTCAATTATCGGTAATGGTAGCGTATTTGATAAATTGGACTTTTTTGGTTCAGCAACAATCAGAGCAACGGTAACTGATAGCAGAGGTCTAACATCAGAACCAGTTGACACAAAAATTAATGTCATTGATTATTTTTTACCAATTGTTACAAGTGCAAAAGTAGTCAGGTCTCAGCAAAATCCTGACATTTTACAAGTCTTGCCATTTGTTAAGATTGCACCAATTATAGTTGGTGGAATACAAAAAAACCAACTCAAAATGTCGGTATCTGTTGCACCATACAATACTGGTATCTATGCAGTTGATAGTGGCGCAGCTACAAATACCTGGTCAACAATTTCCCAAATGTCAGGCGCCCCTTTAAATCTTGGCGGCACTTATGACAAATCAAAATCTTGGCTTGTTAAAGTATCTGTCAGTGATAGTTTAATGTCAGCAATCCCTATTACTCAAACGATTTCTAGTGAGTTTGTTCTAGTAACTAAAGCACCTTCTGGTGTTGCATTTGGGAAAATTTGGGAACATGGCATTATTGATGCCAAAGGCGATGTTTATGTTGACGGTACTATTTATTGTGGCGATAAGGCGATACAGCAAAAACCACTTGCTTTAAATAATGGTGGCTCTTTTAGACATGACGACACCGACCTAAATAGCTTGCAAGACACAGGTTTTTATTGTGTATTTAGAGGTGCTAATAGACCGGCTGGGGCAGGTCCTGGGTACGTAACAGTTGTAAGACATGAGACAGCAAACTATGCTTATCAACAATTTTACGATCGAACAAATAAAACTATTTTTACCAGAGTGCTGGAAAACGGTGTTTGGAGCGGTTGGAGTGAGTATGTTAAAAAAGATAGCTTACAAACGACTGGCTGGATAACAATTGGCAACGGTTTTAAATATAAGCGGAAAGGTGATGACATAGACTTGATGTATAATTTTGCTTCTAATGGGTTACAGAGATGGTCTGTTGGTAATATGCCATCTGGTTTAATACCTCAAGAGTTGATGTTTGCGATAACTGGATGGACACTTGCTCCAGACAAATCAATCCACTTACAAATCAATGCATCGGGATTGATTGAGTGTATCAATCCTAACTCTTATTCAAATACTTATAAAGGTACAGTTCACTGGTCAATTTAGAAAGGATACGATATGTTTTCAATTAACACAAAATTTCCACAGGAACTTGAGGATAAAAGTATTGTGGGTGTGACTGCAATTGTGTCAGTCGATTTACCACACGTGAAAGGTAATTTAACTTTTGACTTACCAGTTGACTTTGATAATAAATCTTTTGCAGAAACGCTTGAAAAGTGTGAGCAGATATTTTACGACGAAAAGTATAAAGATAAAGCTCAGTCTGAAAAAATGACTGAGCTAAGTACATCAACAGGCACACAAACACTTATCAATCTGATAAGTACGCTTTACGCAAAAGAGGTTTTAAAAGATGAAGATCTTATTGCTATTGGTTAGAATTTTTTTACAGGAAGAAGGGATAGATATGATGATTAAATTATTTGCGATTGACTTATATTATGGACGTATGGCTTGGTCAAGTTTTGTTAAAAAGGGATTTTCAGAGTTTATTAATAACAAAACAAAAGAGCAACTTGCAATTATGTGCGATGAAGAATTACTTGCTGAAATTTTAGCAAGTTAGTGAGGTAGTCGGATGACAGTAGAACAAGCAGAAAGAATCGCTCAATCACAATTTGTGTGGGCTATTCTCTTTATCTTGCTTTTTATGATTGTGGTTGGTTATCTGGTGCGAACGTCTGATAAGCGTGAGAAAAAGCTAATGGATTTCCATGACCAATCAAAATCAGAATCTAACAAACGTGAAGAGTGGCTCAAAGGTCACTTAGATAAAAATACAGAACAGTTACAGGACATTTCTCAGACCATTGGTGTTGTCCAAAAAGAAATGTCTTATATGAGCGACCGCATTGGTCGTCTAGAAAAAGAGGAGAAATAACATGAACGAATTTACAACACAAATCATTACAGCATCAGTACCAATTTTTGGTATCATCGCAGGTATTCTCACGCACAAAGTAAAAAAATTACTTATAAAAAAAGGTGGAGAAAAAGCTGTTAAAATTGCAGAAATTGTCGCTCGTAATGCTGTTGAGGCAGTTGAACAAATATCTGTGGAAGTTGGTATTAAGGGACAAGATAAGCTAACAGAAGCTAAAACAGCTGTTATTGATGGTTTATCGCAATATAATATCAGTTTAACAGAGACTCAGTTAGAAACATTTATCGAAGCTGCGGTTAAACGCATGAATGATGAGTGGAAGAAAGGTCAATAATATGGTAATTAATATTGAGCAAGCTATCGCATGGATGGCATCTAGAAAAGGTAAAGTTACTTACTCGATGGACTATCGAAATGGTCCTTCATCTTACGATTGCTCTAGCTCTGTCTATTTTGCTCTACGCTCAGCAGGCGCATCAGATAATGGCTGGGCAGTAAATACAGAATATGAGCACGATTGGTTGATAAAAAACGGTTATGTTCTTATTGCAGAAAATACTAATTGGAATGCGCAAAGAGGTGATATTTTTATTTGGGGTAAACGTGGGGCTTCGGCTGGAGCTTTTGGACATACTGGTATGTTTGTTGATCCAGACAATATTATTCACTGTAATTATGGTTATAACTCAATTACAGTGAATAACCATGATGAAATCTGGGGATATAATGGTCAACCTTATGTTTACGCTTATCGTTACGCTAGGAAACAGTCAAATGCTAAGGTTGATAATCAATCAGTTGTATCTAAATTTGAAAAAGAGTTAGACGTTAACACACCGCTAAGTAATTCAAATATGCCATATTACGAAGCAACAATTTCAGAAGATTATTACGTTGAGTCCAAGCCTGACGTCAATAGCACTGATAAGGAGTTGCTTGTTGCTGGTACTAGAGTTCGAGTTTACGAAAAAGTAAAAGGCTGGGCAAGGATAGGCGCTCCACAGTCTAATCAGTGGGTAGAAGATGCTTACTTAATTGATGCAACAGATATGTAAACCAACAGAGCGACATAAATGTCGGTAGCAAAAAATTATGGAGGTAAAACTCCTTTAGATAAGACGAAACCGCTCTCTAATTGAGGGCGGTTGTTTTGTTTTATCTGAAATTGTTGAGACTTTTTTTGCGTCAGTTATAGATATCACTCTCTAAAATACCCACAACATTTTTCAGCAGTCGCTTGAGTGATTTTTCTATCACCCCAGTAAAAAACTTTTTCAATTGATCCGTGTCGAGGATATACTGCGCAATTAATATTTGCTGCTTTATTAACTACAAATTTTGTATTTGGCTCGATACCGTTAGCTCTAACCTTATTGTAGTTAGTTGATGAACTGTTACGATATTTAAACGGTTTATTGTAAATTTCAAAAATTTTATTTCCATATTCCATTTTATTTCTCCTTATTATATAGATAAACATTGATAGCGATTATTAATACTGCGATAGCCATTACCATTGCATGACCTCTTTTCTTTTGTTATAATAAGGACAGGGTAGGGGAGTTGTTGCTCCCCTCTGTCCATTAGCGATTACTTATGCTTGCGAGGCTTTGGTTTTCGCTTTTTTGTTTGCTTACTAAGGCTCGTAGCTGTTATAAAACTGGCTATTGCCGTTATGTAAGCGGGTATGTCATCAATTACTTTTTCAAGTAATCTTAGATAATCTTCTTTGTTCATCGTTCCACCTCCTTCTTAATTTATAATATAATTATACAAGAAAATCTTGTATTTGTAAAGTGTTTTTAAAAGATTTCTTTGTTTTTTTAAAAAAAATCTTGTTTTTAAAATGATTTTATTGTAATATAAAATAAAAAGGAGATTAGAAATGGAATTGTACGAATTTGTCGGAGAACAAATACGCCATCAAAGAAAACTTGCTAAACTCACTCAAAGTCAACTTGCGGATTTACTAGAAACTAATCAGCAAACTGTCGGAATGATGGAAAATGGCAGGCGTAGAACCACTATTCAGGATTTAGTTAAACTTTGTAAGATATTTAATGCGTCAGCAGATGACTTCTTACCTAAAAACTGACAATGTGAAACCGCTCATTTGATGAGCGGTTATTTTTTGTTTTTTTGTCTATCAGAACAGAAAAATTTAAAATTGTCTATTTTGGGGATTTTTTATCGAATAGATAAGTAGGAGGATGAAATATGTTATATATAGATGAGCTACAAGAAGCGATTGATAAAGGCTATATTTTAGGGGACACAGTAGCGATAGTGCGTAAGAACGGAAAGATATTTGATTATGTGTTACCACACGAAGAAGTGAGAGAAGAAGAGGTTGTTACAGTTGAGAG